CTTCAGGATGGTCGCCGATTCCGCGGCGGTTACCAAGTTGCTGTGGATGATCGACCACGACCCCTTCACGCTCGCGGGGTAGGTCACGTCGCCGCCTTGCATTTCCGCGCCCAGCTTGGTTTCTGCCGCCATGTTGCGTTCTCCGGTTGGAAAGCACGGCGCACCCTTCCGGGCACGCCGTGATGAATCACAGGATCAACTGCTCATTCAACCCGCGCTCGGTTGCGCTGGTCGGAGTAATCTCCGCGCGGGTCAGGATGCCCACCGCGGAGATGAGGGTTGCGCCAGCGCCGCCGGTCGCCACCGTCGAGATGAACCGCTTGCGCTTGCGCAGGTCGATGAACGCCGCGAGCACGTTGTTATCGCCAGCCGCGGCGGTCGGAGCGGTGAACGCGCCGCCGGTGAAGTCGGCCTCGCTCGCCGCGGTCGTGTCTGACTCCTGAAGTTTCAGGGTCGTCATGTTCGCGGCCACGTTGCCGGTGGAAACGATGACCGTGAGGTAGTCGTAACCGAGGCAGTCAACCTCAACGTCCGTCACAGTTGCGCTCGTCGCGTCGAACGGGCGGATCATCTGAACAATCTTCGCGTTCTGCATGTCAATGGCCATGTGTGCTTCTCGCTTTCTGCGGGGAGTACCCCGCTGGATTTCTGGTGATTAGGACGCGGCAGTGATGAGGCCAACAACCGGGCCGGGGATACGCAGCGACGCGGTAGCGGACACGTTGCCCGCATCGTGGACGGTGACGCCGACGCGGTTCACGCCGCGGAACGCGGTAACGTCTGCCGTGAAGTTGTCGCCGCCGGTGTCGGTCGCGAGCTGGAACCCGCCCGTCACTTCCACAGCCTTCGCGGCTTGGTTGAAGTCGCCGTAGATCGCGCACACCTGTGAGTTTCCTTCCACGCGCGGCATCACCTGGGCGAAGACCACTTCGGCACCGAGGAACTTGGCGGTCATCACGCCGTCCTGAACTTCGGTAGCGGTCACGCCGCCGACGCCGTAGCCGACGCGCACGCAGGTGTTGTAGAAGAACTCCTTGTGCATCACCCACTTGCCGCCGGTGACATAGGAGGGCGTGCGACCCATGACAGCGATGAAGTCGGTGAGCGTGAGTTCGCTGTAGAGATTGCCGGAGCCGACCACCAGACCAGCGTTGTTGGCCACGGTGGCCGAGCTGAACAGCTTGGAACGGAACCCGGTGTGACCGCCGTAGGTGCTGGTGCCGTCGCCGTTGAAGACCGCTTCGTCTTCCTTGTCAGCCATCGCGTACGAGATGCGGCGGGCGACCCAATCGCCGAACGCGATCGCCGAATCGTTGAGCAGCTCATTCGAGACGCGTGTGATCGCGGTCATCTTGTTCGCGGTCACGCTGACGTTGTTTCCGGTCGGGTTGCTCTCGGTGATGTTGCCGCCTTCACCGGGCCAGTAGACCGTGACGCCGCCGGTGTCGCGCGGCATGTCCACTTTGTCACCCTTGATCGGGATGAACGACAGCACCTTGCGGGCCGCGCCGCGAAGCTCGCGGAGTTCGATCAGGGTCGGAATGAACATGTCCGGAACCGAGAACCCGCCGCTGGTGTTCGTGGTGGTGATGTTCGCCTTGACGGCCATGTCGGCAACGTCGCGCATGCGCTTGGTTGCACGGCCCGGCATCAGGTTCGTAACGAGCAGCGACCCGAAGATTTCAGCCTCTTCGGAGGACGAGAACGCCGTCTCGTTGCGGCCCTTCTTGGCCTTCCGATCGTACGACTTTGCAACCGCGTTGCCGATCTTGAACGGTTGGGGAACGTGCGGGTCGTCGTCGTCCGTTCCGCCGCCGGTCATCGCGGCGGCGCTCGCGGCCTTGCGAGCCTGATCGCGGAGCTTCGCGTTCTCGGCCTTCATCGCGTCCACGTCAACCGACGGGACGACGAGCGGCTTGCGCGCCTTGCTCGCGGTCGCCTTGTGCGCCGCGTCAAGGTCGATCGCCGTACCGTCTTCGCCAACGAGGTTGAAGTCCGCTGCAAACGCCTTCACCGCGGCAAGGTCGGAACCATCGCCGGTGAAACCGTTTGCCGTCAAAACCTTCACAATCTTGGACCAGTCCATAGCACAACTCCTGAGTAAGTGAGAAACACCTACCGGGACGCTGTGCCGGGTGGCTCAGGTCACATGACCGGGCACCCGTGGACTTTGCCGCGATACTTGAAACCTCCCGCGAACGTTACCGCTCAGCGGGAAGGCGAAAGGTCAGGGACTCAGCAGAACGATAGTACGCTTCGGCTTGACGGGAGATTGTAGCGCCTTCGTGGCCTCCGCCGCAACTCCCACCGCTTGGCACTCGCCGTTCATCGGGATTGCGGTGTAGCTGATTTCAATGAGCCGCGAGGTACGCGTGATGATCTTCGCGCCGGGGTACTTCTTCGCTTCGTCCGGTGTGGGTGCGCCCTTGCTGATCCGCTCCACCACAACCGAGTAACCGACCTGGTACTCCGACGCCAGCGCCTGCACCCAATCACGCATGGCGTTACCGGGTGCGCCGATCAGGACCGACGTACAGATGATCCCCTTCGGCGTGATCTTGAGGTTGCGGCACTTGCCGACGCAGCTCAGAATGTCGTAGTTGTGATCCACAAACATAGAGCGGTTGGTTGCGAAGTACGACACAATGTCGATGCCGTCCGGCAGGATCACTTCCCGTTCCAAGTCCACGGCGTCCGTCGTCGCGTAGCCCTCGATCTGGAACGGCTGGCCCTTGCTGGGCACGCCCGCCGACGTGTTCGGTTGTGCAAACGCCTTCACGGCAAGGTCAACGCCCGCGTACCGCTTGGTCGCCCGCTCGCGTAGGGTTGTGATGTAGTTCTCCCATTTCATTTCGGCATCTCCTGTACGGTCGTGTGCAGACAGTTGCAGTTCGGGTGCAAGTCGCACGCGGCCATGATCGGGCGGGACATGGTGTAGACCTTCCCGTCCGTGCCCACGATCGTCGTCCCAGCCGGGAAGAACGGTTCATCAATCGGCGTCACCACGCCTTGCAGCGCCGCCGCCGCGCCCTCGCACAGCCCGCAGGGGTTGCCGGAGAGGAGCCATTCCTTGCCCTCGAAACCTAGTTCCTTCGCCTGTGCGAGTGACCCGTTCTGGAACGCCCGCGCCGTCTCGGTCCGCGCGATCGTCTCGGCACGCGCCAAGCTCACCTCGGGCACGCGGTCGGTCAACTGCTGCTGGATTTCATTGATCGTCGCGCCCTTCGCGAGCCCGTCGTCAATCACGGTCCGCATCTGATCGGCCATCGTTTCGGTAACGCCCTTCACCAGCTCGAACGTGTAGCCTTGCACGTACTCGCGCGCGGCCTCGGACGTGAGCGGTTCGGTATCGACGCCCACCGTGTCGATCATGTCCACAGCGCCCGCGTTGAACGCCGCCGTGATGCTCGCCCGCAGAACGCTCTCCAGTTCCGCACTTGCCAACTTGGAAATATCGAACGACCCATCGGGACCGATGCCAGCGATGCCGCGGGTCAGTGCGTCGTTCGCCCAGTCCTGCACCGCCCGGAAGATACGCGCCTCGATGGGGTCGCTTGTGTCCGCGGCCTTGTGCGCGCACCCGCAGGAACAGAACGCGCCCCACCGCTGAACGTGGATCAGTTCAACCTTACCCGCTTTACGGCCAAGTCCGGCAGCGTTTCCGCGAGCCTTTGCGCCGGGGTCATTGCCAGCGTCTTTGGATCGCGGATCGCCTCCATCATCAGGTGTACCACCTTGCCCGCGTCCACCGTTAGGCGGATTGCCGCCTGCTTGCGTTTCTGTGCTGGACTGATTCGTACCACTTGGGGCCTCCGGGGTGAAGTTGCGTAGCGGGTTGAACACGCGATCGAGCGTCTCGGTCGGGATCGCGGGGAACGCGGCCTGTGCGATCGCGTACGCCGTCTCGATGGGGATTGCACCCGTGCTGACCTGCGTAGCCAGCGTGACGATGGACGTGACCTGTGCTCCGTTGAGTGCCGCCTGTGCCGCGTCTGCCGGGGCTTCGCCGGTCGGCTTGGCCTCGGGCTTCGCCTTCGGGTCAGGCGTTGCGTTCGGCGTTGCGTTACCCGTTGCGTTCGGCACACCAAGCCGCGCGATAGGCGAGCCCATCGTGTTGAGAGCGTCGTCCACCGGTTCAAGGTCCAGCGCCTCGCGGTATTCGTTGAGGTACACCGCGCCCGCTTGGAACGCAGCGCCGACCCGCACAGCCTCGGCGGACTTGTCTTCCTCCACGGGGTTCTCGTAAGCGAACCACATCGTTCCCGGCTCCACATCGAACATGGGCAACAGCCACTCCGTGAAGTCCTCGGCAACCCGGCACTGCCGCTCGTAAATCGCGCGCTGCCATTGCAACCCGCCCTCGGCGGCGTTGCTTTGAATGGCGTCGTTCATCTTCCATATCGGGTCCGGCACACCCGCCGCGCGGTATATCGCAGCCTCGGCCTGTTGCAAGCCTGGCAGGTAGTTCATTTCGTGGGGCTTGGTTGCGGACTGGACCATTTCCAAGTCTTGCACGACGAGCGCCTTACCAGCCGCGAGCGGCCCGCCCTTCGATCGCAACAGCGCCTCGGCTTGCTTGATCTTGTCGAGAGTCCAGTTGCCGGGGGCTTTGAACACAGACCCGTACTGCCCCGAGTTCCGCCAGCGTGCAAGCTCTGCCGTTACCGCCGCGTCTTCCAAGTCCGCATACCGCTCGATGGATCGCACCCACGACGTACCCTGCCACGGGGCCACGGGGTCAACCATCCACTTCGATACCACAACCTCAGCGGACGGAACACGCAGCGGACG